CCGGCGTGACGTTCAGCTACCCGTTCGCGAATGTCGGCGACGCGCTGACGCCGCGCGTCTGCGAAACCGACCTGGCCGGCCGCGTCTATTCGAAGGTCCGCGCGATGATGCGGCCCGACCTGACGGAACTTCCGATGGTCGAAGTCCTGACGCTGCTGAACCAGCCGGACCAGGTCGTTCCTCACGACGACTTGTTTTACCAGCGGACCATGAACATCCAGCTATGGGGATACGTCGCGGGCGACGACGCCGGCGACGACCTGAATTCGTCGACCAGGGCGAAGCTGAACGCGCTGCTGGCCGACCTTCAGGCCGCGATGGAGGCGTTCCCCTACTGGACGGACGCCGGCGCGAATTCGATCCCCTTGACTGCCAGCCACGGGCCGCTGACGATCCTTCCTAAAGCCGAATACACCGAACCGGCCATAGAAAACCCGGTCGGGATTCTCGTTCTGGATTACACGGTTTCGTTTTTCTTTCACCAGCTGAACCCGTAAAAGGAGCAATCGCCATGCTGACGTCCGTCGCTTTCGCCGTTTCCACCGTCGCCGCGCACCACGGCGGCGGCACGCTTGCCGCGATCCTCGCGGCGCTTTCGCTCCTCGTCTTCGGGCTCGTCTTCCCGACGGACGCGTCAGCGACGCCGAACCAGGCCGCCGTGTCCCGCGGGTCGGGATACCTTTATTACGCGCCCAGCACGACGGCCGGCGCCGATCCGGGAACCGTCTTCGGGATCGGGCCGACGACGGGCGGGATCGAAGTCGATTCGAAGCGCACGCTGACGAAGATCGACTGCGATCAATTCATCGGTCCGATCGGCGCCTTCCCGTCCGGCGAGGACTGGCAGATCAAGGCGTCGTTCCTGCATGACAACTGGGCGAACCATTACAACACCTGGTCCACGCTCGGCGCCGAATCGCCGACGACCGCGGCGGCGAACCTTCTCACGGGCGGCACGGTCGCGGCGCCGGCTGGGTCGATGACGATGGGCGAATCGTGGGCGCGGCGCTACATGCAAATGCTGTGGAAGGGTCCCGGCCCGGGCGAACAGGTCACGCGGACGATGCAGTTCTGGCGCTGCGTTCCGCAGGGGCCGGGCACCTGGAAGCTGGTGAAAAACAAGGAGCGGACGTTTTCGGTCGCCTGGCAGGTCGTCGCAGATCCGGCCGCTTACGCCGCGAACCGCGGCGCCGTCGGGATCGGGATCGACGCGTAAGCGGGCGACAGGTGAAGCTGTCGCTTCGCGAAGCGTTCGAACTGGAACCGACGCGGAAGGTCGTCGTCGGCGGGACGGAATACACCGTCCCGCCGCTGACGTTCGGCCGACTCGACCAGCTGATGCGCGCCCAGTCCGAAGGCGCGACGGACGCGAAGGATTTCGCCGGGATGTTCACGGGCGACACGCCGGAAGCGGTCGGGAAGGCGCTGGCGCATTTCCCGGTCGAAGCGTTCGCCGAAGCCGCGGCTGCGGCGATCCCTGGAATGACGGTCGACGCCTGGCTTCAGGACGGCGACCCCTACGTCCTTCTGGAACTGATCGGATTCTTTTCGAAGGTTCACGACTGGCCGTTCATAAAGGAAGCGCTGTTCGGGCCGAAGGACGACCCGGAAGACGACCGCGCGGCCGACCTGGACCTTCAGACCGCGGTTCTGCTGCTGGCGCGCGAACTCGGCTGTCGAATCGACGAACCGCTGGGCTTCCGGGCGGAAGGTTTCTTCATGGCCGCCGGCGCCGTGAAGTCGCGCTACGCCGCGCAGCGTGACGCGCAGGAACGCGCCGAACGCCAGGCGGACGGCTGGGACGGTCCGCGGCCGGCGGACCAGGTCGTCGGCGCCGTGAAGGATCCGACCGCCGCGGCGAACCTGGCCCGGCTGATGGCCGAAGCGGACGCCCGCGGGGACGCGCCGAATGGCTGACGAAAAAGGAATCGGCGTCCCGATTGACTCGTCTTTCAATTCGGCCGGCACGGACCAGGCGACCGCAGGGCTGAAAAACACGGCGAACGCCGCGGCGGACCTGAAGGAAAAGGCCGCCAGCGCCGCGGAAGAGGGCGTCAAGAAACTGACCGAAGCGCTCGCGGAAATGGCGACGCTCGCCGAAGTGACCAGCTTCCTGAAGGAAAGCACGGAGGAGTTTTACAACCAGGAACGGGCGACGCGCGCTGTCGCGACGGCCGCGCGCGCCTTCGGCGAGGACGCTGGGAAGGTAACGGCCGAAGCGAAGGAATGGTCCGAACAGATGGCGCTGATGGGCGGCGTTTCGATTCCCAGCGTCACCAGCGCGCTCGGAATGCAGATGATGCGGACGCACGACCTTGCCGACGCCCAGCATCGCGTCGCGCTCGCGATGGACATCGGGACTTCGACCGGCAAGGGTTTCGAGTACGGGATGAACATGGTCAGCGCCGCCGCGCTCGGCCAGACGAAACAGCTGAAGGACCTGATCCCTGGCATCAAGGGAATCAAGGACGCTCACGAAGCGTCAGCGTTCGCGATGGCGTACCTGGAAAAAAACTTCTACGGCCTGACGGAAAGGACGAACGACAGCGCGAAGGCGGCCGACCAGGCGAAGGTCCGCTGGGAACTGTTCAAAGAAGAGATCGGCGGACAGATCGGCCCGGCGATTATCAAAGTAAAAGACGCATTCATGCTGTTCATCGAAGCCGTAACGATCGGCACCGAAAAGCTGGGCGCGTCCTTTATGAAAGCGGGCGCGGAAATAGGGAACCTGGCGACCTTTATGAAGGACGTTTTCCTGGGAAGCGGCGGGATCGGCGCGGCGTGGGACAAGCTACGGGCGAAACAGACCGCGGCCGATAAGGATTACCACGCGACCCTGGAAGCGATCGAGGACCAGGCGGCCGAACGGATGGCGAAGCGTGAAGCGACCGGGCTCGCCGCGCGCCTGGCGGCGAATGCCGGCAAGCTGAAGGACGATCTGAAGACGGCCGAACTATGGAAAACCGGGTCGACCTTCTACGCCGAATCGGACTGGAAGAAATTCAACGCGGACATTCTCCGAAAGGAAAAGGCCTTTAATCTCTACTATAAAAACGTAGCGAAAATGCGCGCCGATACGGACGCGGAAATCCTCGCGGGCTTCACGGCGAACTGGAAAGCGCAAGAAGACGTTATGCGCTATTCCACGCATGAGATGGCGAAGACGTACACGAAACTCGCGAAGCAAAAGCTGAAGCTGGAAACGGACGTCGCGAACGGCGTGCTGAATCTCGCCGGCCAACAGTTCGGGATTCAGAAGGAACTGGCGATCGCCGCCGCCGTGATTAACACCTATGAAGGCGCGACGAAGGCGCTGGCGCAGGGCGGCACGCTCGGCCCGGCGCTCGCGGCGCTGGTCGTCGCCGTCGGGATCCTCGACATAGTTCAGATTTCGGGACAAAGCGCGCCGCAGGCGAGTCTGTCGGAAGACTCCGCGGGTGCGATCGCTTCCGGCGCTGGCTTCGACGATCCGTCGAACGACGCCGAATCGTTCCGCGGCGGCCGGCGCTGGGCGAAGGACATGGTGACGAAATGGAACCAGGGCGTCGACTCCGGCTGGGCCGAAGGGATGCGCGGCGGATCGACGACGACGAACATCGACAACAGCCGGCGCACGACGATCAACGCGTCGATTCAGGATCCGTCGAACGTCGAATCCGTTAAGAAGCTGATCCGGACGATTCGAATGGTCGATTCGAATACGCTCGGCCCGACTACAATCGCGACGAGGACAAAGTGACCTGGCAGCCGATCCCGCCCGCGCCGGCGCCGCCCGCGATTCGTGTCTACCTGACGCCCGGCGCCGGCCAGCCGCAAGTCGAGATCACGACGTATCTGTCGCAGGAAACCGCGCCGGTCCTGACCGAAACGATCGAGGACCCGACCGGAACGAATAGTTTCACGGCTGGCGACGTCACGCTGAAAGGGTACGACCCGACGGGTTTCGTTCAGGGCCTGTTCGCGAACATGGGACCGGCGTCGGCGGACTGGTCGATTTTTATTAACCTGGGGCTGACCGGCGCCGACAGCGCGACGCCGACGATCCCGCAAGTCCAGTTCGACGTCCAGTTTTTCGGGATCGTTCAGCCGTCGACCTGGCAGTTCAACGCGAAGGATTCGTCTTTTTCCTTCACCGTAATTTCGAGCGTGAAGGCGCTTCAGAATACCAGCGCGGTCCCGCTGTTCCAGCGCTCAAGCTACTTCGACGGGAAATGGACGCTTCAGCAGGACGCTTCGACGAAGGATCCTTTCACGCTCCGCGTCACCGGCCCGACCGTCGCCGGCTTCCTGCTGAACTTCGTCTGCGACTTCCTCGCCGGCGACACGATCCAGGTGAACGGCGCGGACGTCCTGGTCGTCGCTGGCGTTTCGCCCGACCCGGCCCAGTCCGGGACGGCGCCGGGAAACTTTTGGGAACTGACGCTGTCGACGCCGATCCAGAAAAACTACGCGGTCGGCCAGGTTGTGAACCTTCTGACGCCGTACCAGCGGAACCTTCCGCTGGAATCGGTCGTCACGACGCTGTTCAACGCGGCCGGCTTCCCGGCCGAAGGTTACTTTTCGGCGCCAGCGCTGCCCGGGATCTCGACGCTGTTCGCGACGCCCCTCCCGCCTACGGGAATGCCGGCCGGCGCGATCCAGGGGATAGCAGCTGGCGACGTCCTGCCTGGCTTCCAGGCGCCGATCCTGGCGGGGACGGCCTTCGGCCTGTACCGGGCGCCCGATGCGATCTCGCCGTTCGCCCTGATAAACAGTTCGTCGACCGGCCCGCTGATCGACGACACGAATACCGAAGCCGGCTTCATTTTCCAGAACGCGCCGAAGCGGACGAAGTCGCGGAACAACGCGCCGCGGTTCGGCCTGAACGTCACCTTCAAGTTCTATGCGTACGACGGGAAATTCTACGGCGCGACCTTCAATCGCTACTGCCTGACGGTCAGCTGTAACGCCGACGTCGATTCGCCGACGTTTTCGTTTTCGTCCGTCCTGACCTGGGAAACGCAGAACCCGGCGTCGTACGTCTGGACTTCCCAGGGAACGCTTCAGACGCTGATTTCCGGCACGACGACGACCGACATGTCGCGGCTTTACGACGCGATCGGGATCGAAGTCGATTCGAACACGGGGACTTGTTTTTTCACCGACATTCAGAATTCCGCCGGCGCGGGGTCCGCGATCACGATGAACACTTCCGCCTGGCAGCCGGCGGGCGCGACGATCGCGGGCGGCACCTACCAGGCGAACAAAGCGACCGGCGTTAATGGACCGATCGTTATGCTGGCGAAGGCGTCGGCGGCGTTCGGGCCGAACTCGTTCATCGGCGTCGCCCAGGTCGACGGGATCCTGGGGAAGTCGCCGAACGTCTTCGTCTACACGGTCGCGGCGAACGGGACCATGACGCTTTTTACGACGGCCATGACGACGCCCTATCTGATCGGCCGGTCGATCAAGCGGAACCGCGGCGATGCCAGGTTCTACGGCCTGACGTCGGACCCGAACGTCGGCGTGTCGATCGTTTCGTGGGGACCGACGTTCGGCGTCGACGCGCTGTCAACGCCGATCCTTCTGGCGCCGCCGCCGAACGTCCCGGCCCAGTCCGCATCGCTGCTGGGCCGGCCGATGGACGTCGACCTAATCATCCTGCGCGGGACCGGCCTGGATGGGTCCGGCCAGTTTCCGTTCGTCGCGCTGTTCGGCGGCGCGATGTGGTCGATTTCGAAAACCTTCACGGCGTCGATCGCTTACGCCGACATGACGGGCCTTTCGGTCAGCGATGCGCTTCAGCAGCTGTCGCTATTGAACGCCGGGATCTTCTACTTCGCGCCGTTCGGCTGGGTGTTCCGGTCGCGGTCCGGCCCGATGCCAGGGAACACGATCGGGACGAACGACCAGATCGACGGCGACCCTGGCTTCCTTTCGATGGTGACGCAAAGCGTCTTCAACCGCTGGACCGGCTATGTCCGCTTCGAAAACGAAAACGACTCGACGATTTTCGGCTTCGCTGGGAATCCGGCCTTCCAGGACACCGATTCGGGCCTGACGCTGAAAAGCCGATTCCTTACGTCCAGCGTGAACGCGCAGGCGCTGGCGACGTCGCTGTTCAGTTACCTGGGCGCGAAAAAGCGCTGGGTCGAAATCGAACGCGTGCGCGACGGCCGGTCATACACGATCGGCTATACCTTCCACGCCGTATCGGACGGCCTGAATCGAAACTTTCAGATCATCGAAAGCGACCATCCCGTCACGGGCGTTACCGTGAAGGTCGTCGGGTTAGAGGTATAACGAATGGCGACTGCACCCATACGCCAGCCGGCGATCCAGGTCGTGAACAGCGTCGGCGGCGTGATCGGCGGCCCGTACCTGTTCAACGTCGGCGGCGGCGCGCAGACGACGCTGGGCGTCGTCCTGAACACGATCGACGCCGGCGAGGAAGCGAAGGTCGTCGGCCCGTGGGAAAACTTCGCCTGGTCGACGGTGTCCTTCCCGCTCGGTTACAAGCTTCACGCGCTGATGCATTTCCAGGCGGTCGAATCGGATCCGGTGTCGACCAGCTACGGCCTGACGCTGCTGCATCGGCTGTGGGCGTATAGCATCGCGAACCAGCTGACGTTCGCGGGCCTTCAGTTCCGGATGTTCACGGGCGCCGCCTGGCGCGGCGTCGTCGTCGACGGGATGCAATGGCAGCCGGTCCTGATGGCCGGGAAACAAATGTTCTACGAAGTCGACTTCTCGATCGTCACGCGGGACCTGGTCCCGACGCCTGGCGAATGGGCGCAGTCGCAATGGTGACGACGAAAGACGGCGTCGATTTCGCCGTCGTCGCGCCGGCCGGCTTCGTGATCCTCGCGGCCCTGAAGACGCTGTCGGCGGAAGAAGGCGTCGACCTGGTGATTACGTCGGCCTGCGACGGCGTCCATTCCGGCCCGGGCGACCCTCACCATTCGGGCGAAGCGTACGACGTCCGGTCACACGACTTCGCCCTGGACCGCAAAGCGCACCTGGTCGCGGCGCTGTCGGCGGCGCTCGGCCCGCGGTTTTTCGCCTTCCTGGAATCGGCCGGGACGGCGAACGAACATATCCACGCCCAGCGTGCGCGCGGGACGACGTTCGCCGTCGCGGACTTCCTGGCGCTATGACGGAAGCGGTTCGCTGCCGTCGGGTTTCGTCGCCGGCGCTGCCGGATCATCCGGCGCGGAACCCTGGTCCGATCCTTCCGCCGTTCCTGATGGCGCTGGCGTGTCAGCCGGCTTGTCTGCCGGAGGCGCCGGCCGCTTCAGTTCCCGAACCGGAAGGGACAGGTCCAGCCGAAAGCGCTGGCCCGGCGCGTCGTCGTCGACGGTCGTCAGCTGCGGCGCGCAGCAGTAAGCGCGTTCTAGCTCGTCCTGGCTGAACTCGGCGCCGACCGTCTTCCCGTCGTTGTACCCGTGGCGGCCCAGGAAAAGCGTTATCACCTGACGGTTCTGGTCGTGCGCCTGTTCCAGCGCGTTTCGATGCTGCTGGACCTGGTAAGCCAGGTCGTCGTTCTGGTTCTGAAGCAGAAGGATCCGCATCAGGGCGCCGCGGACTTCGACCAGCTGGGCGTCCTTTTTGTCCAGTTCGTCCTTCAGGGCGTGGATGCGGTTCGCGCGTACTGGCTGGGGCATGTTCGTAATCCTCCGGCCAGGAAGCCTATCAGGACGGGTCTGGACAATGCCAGCCGTTTAATAACAGGGCTTGACAGACCTTTACAAACGGCGGGATGATTCAGGTCCCGCAAGGGAAGGAGACAAACGACCATGAGAATCGCGCCCGAACTTCGCCGACTGTTCCGCGTCCAGGCTGGGACCCATACCGAATACGCCGGGCCGGGCCGCGTCCGGTTCCTTTCGTTTTTCGGCGGCGCCGGGTACTGCGTCCCGATCCTTGTCGGGCGCGGCTGGGATGGCCGCCCGCTCGACGAACCAGGCTTCCGCCCGAACCTTCGCGTCCGCGGTTTCACGGTTTACGTTCGGACCGCCGCGTCCGGCGTCCGCCCGTCCTGGGGCGGCCCTGTGCGCCGCTTCCGCGTCTCAACGAATCCGAACCGGCCGGTCGTCTAAGCCATGAACGCGAACCGGAAGACGACGAACACCGAATCCGCCGCCGACAATCGCCGCGCGATCCCCTGGAACGCGATGCATCCCTGCGCCCGCTGGTACGTCGACGGCGACGGCGTCAGCGTCCGGTTCCGAATCGAGAATGGCGCCGGCGATTCGACCGACGGTTACGTCCTGACGGTCGACGCGGCGCGCGAGGAATTCGGCCCGCTGAACCGCGCGATCGCCGCGCGGATCGTCGCCGAACATGTCGCCACGCCGGCGACGGCGTTTTTCCGCGAAGCCGACGTCGTCGACGCGCCGCGCGCGGAGTAACCGATGCGACCGAAGACGACGAAGCGGCCCGACACGATGGGCGACGCGCCGAAGCCGACGCTGCGCGAAGTCCGCTACTTGCGCGAAGGCGCCCGGTACGACCGCGCGATTCAGACGATGCTGCGCGCCGCCCGCATCGCCGACGACTGCCGCCGCAAACTGGACCGCTGGGACCGCGAGAACGCGCGCGGCGCCGGCAACATGTCCGCCGTCGAAGCGATCGAAGCGATCGGACCCGCGGGCGCCGCGGACCGGCTCGCGCCGCGCACGCTTTCGACGCTCAACCGCGACAACGAAGGGACAGGAGAATAACCATGAAGCGAAAGAAGAAACTTCCGCGCGCGGACGCCGCGCACGGGATCGGAACTTATATCCGGTTCCCGGCGGCGACGCGGACCTGGCTGTCGTCGAAGGCGCGCAGCGAAGGGGACCGATCCGTCTCGTCCATCGTCAGGGAAATCGTCGAACAGGCGCGCGCGGCCGAAGCGACCGACGCGGCCCAGGTGGAACGGGTAGGTGTCGCATGACGCCGAAGCTGGCCGAAAAAATCGCGCACCTGGAACGCGCGCTGGACTTCACGCTGAAGGAACTTCCTTACACCGGCCGCGATCCGAAAGCGTACCGCCGCGCCTGCATCCGGCGCGACAAGCTGGCCGCGCGCCTGAAGGCCGCGCGCGCGAAAGGGGGACTCCATGACTAACCCGCGCCGCTGCGACTGCGAAAACGACGCCTGCGAAAAGTCCGGCGGCCATGTCGCCGGCGCCTGCGGCCTTTACGCTTCGCGCCGCCTGATCGTCTGCGGCCACGCCGCGCTGTTCTGCCACGGCTGCGCCGACACCATGAAGCGGACCGCGGGCGACGACGTCACGGCCGACGCACCAGCGACGCCGCCGAAGGTGGACGCCGAACCCGGGACGGTCCTGGGCGTCGACCGCCGCGGCTACCCGAAGGAAATGGTCGGCGCCGCGCCCTGCGTCGTCGACGTCCTGGTCGTCCTGGTCGCGGGCGGCGTCGGCGATTACGCCGCTTACGCCGGGATCGGTTCGCCCGTCTTCGTCGCGGCGTACGGCGAGAAACTGTCTTTCGAGGAAGCGGCGGCCCATTTCCCGCGCGGCCTGGAACGCGAAAGGTATCGGCCGTGAAGCGGCCCGCGAAAAACCCGACGTCGGGCGTCCGCCCGGTCCCGGGCGCGAAGCCGCGGCCGATCGCCCATCCGTTCCCGGCCGACGGCTATCGCATCTTCGTCGCCGGCGCCGTCGTCAGCGAATTCGTCGTGAAGCGCGGGCGCTTCCTTCAGGTGAAGCCGTGATCGCCCTGGCGACCGCGCTGTCGTTCCTGGGATACGTCGCGGCCGGCATGGTCGCGCTCGTCTTCGTCGTCTACTGCTGGGCCGTCTTCGAAACGCGCCGCTTCGATCGCGAGACGGATCGCGTTCCGGATGTTCACGGCGACGTCCCGGCCGTCCCGCAGGCGGCGCTGGACGACGCGCGCGACCGCGCCTTCCACGAACCGCGTCCGCCTTTCCTTCTGCGCTGCGTCCATGACGGCCGCGGCGAATGCGCGACCTGTTACGTCGCGCGCGTCAAGTCCGAAAGGGGGGAACCATGAACGTGCTGACCGTCGCGTGCGCCATCGGCGTCGTTCTGATCGTCGGCGCCGTCATTTTCGAAGTCGGTCACGCTCGCGGCTTTCAGGCCGCGCTGGACGAATGGAAGCGCTTCGAACAGTTCACGCGCACGCGGCCGTGGAAGCCATGAGCGGCTTCATGTCCTGGCTTGATTCGCACGCCGTCGGCGACTGGATCGCCCTGGGCGTCGTCCTTCTCGGCCTGGTCTGTCTTTCCGTCGCCGACTGGCGACGTTCGAACCGCTCGCCGCGCCCGCGGCGCTAACCGACAAGGGGAGGAACCATGACGGATTTTCGAACGATGTACGACCGGAATTACATCTACGCCTACGACCTGAAAGGTCGCGACGTCACCGTCACGATCGCCCAGGTGAAACAGGCGAAGGTGAAAAACGAAACGAAGGAGGAACGGAAACCGATCCTTTACTTCAAGGAATCGAAGGACGCGCGCGGCCTGGTCTGCTGCATCACGAACGGCCTGCTGATCGCCGGTATCTACGGGCCGGACTTTGAGGAATGGATCGGGAAGCGGATCACGCTGTACCCGACGACGACGCGGTTCGGCCCGAAGACGGTCGACTGCATCCGCGTCCGCCCGACCGCGCCCGCGGCGAAGGCGAAGGCCGGCGAATTCGCCGATCCCGAAACGATGCCGGAACCGGCCGCGCCCGAACACGCCGGCGCGCGCGAACCGGGCGAGGACGGCTGACGTGGACGCTATCGCGACGATTCTCGCAATGGTCGCCCTGCTGGCGATCGCCGCTTACGATCCGCTCGCGCTGCCGAAAGGAAAACGCTGATGGCGAAGCATTGCGGCCCGCGCTGCGGACACGTTCACTTTTCGAACCTGAAGCTGATGGGACGGTCGCCGGCCCACTACCGCCAGGCGTACGAATTCGGAACCGACGAAACGGCGGCGATGCAGCTGGGGACGGCGATCCACCTGGCCGTCCTGGAAGACAGCGCCGGCCTGGTGAAGTTCGAAGGCGCCCGGCGCGCCGGGAAGGACTGGGAAGCGTTCAAGGCCGCCGCGCCGGCCAGCGCGACAATCCTTCTGGCCGACGACTTCGACAGGGTCCAGGCGATCGCCGCGGCCGTGCGCGTCCATCCGCGGGCGGCCGAACTGCTGGAAGGCGCCAGGGAACAGACGTTCGACTTCGAAGTCGACGGGATCCCCTGTCGGTCGACGACCGACGTCGTGAAGAATCACGGGACGAACCGGATCGTCGATCTGAAGTCGACGACGGACGCTTCGCCCGGCGCCTTCCAGCGCACGGCGGACCGCCTGGGTTACTTCGCGCAGCTTCCCTTCTACCAGAACGGCGCGCAGCTGGCGGGCCTGGGGACCTTCGACGACGCGTTCATCGTCGCCGTCGAGACGTCGGCGCCGTACGTCGTCCAGACGTTCCGGCTGACGCCGTTCGCGCTGGATACCGGGATGCGGACCTGGCGCACCTGGTTCGAACGCTTCAAGGTCTGCCGGGAATCGAACGACTGGCCCGGCTATCAGCAGACGGACGCGGCCCTGGAACCGACCCTCACGTTCGGCGACGAAGGTCTGGTCGCCGGATAACCGATCAACGCCACGAACATCCGGAGGAAACATGGCAGACGAAACGACCGCATTCGACACGTTCAAGGCCGCGAAGGACGCAGCCGAAGCCGCGAAAGGCGCCCTGGTCGACAGGCTCGCGGCGATCGCCGTCGAGAAAAAGGAAACGAACGCCCGGCTGAAGGCGGAAGCGAAGGAAATCCGCGCGCTGATCGGCCGGCCGCGGAAGGCCGGCACGCCGAAGGCGAAAAAGGAAAAGGCGCCGCGTCCGGTCGCGGCGGCGAAGGCCGGCTGATGCTGACCTACGGCCAGAACGATCCGGTGCTGGTCACGGCGGCGCGCGAACTGGCGCGCGTCGCCCTGCTGCGCTTCGCCGGCACGGCGCCCGGGACGGCCGAATGGCTGGCCGGCCGCATCGTCCAGGGCGTCGTCGACGACCTGGGCGACCTGGTCGCGTCCGGTCGCGTCCGGCCGATCGACCTGACGCCGGCCCGGCCGGCGACCGTCGTCAATCCCGAAACGGGCGTCCTGGAATTCAACTTCCCGGCGCCGACGGAACGCCGCGTCCCGCTGTCGGACGGCGAGGTCGCGACCGTTCTGGCGCCGCTCGACCAGCCGTCTTCGCCCGACCCGTCGCCGTCGTCCGACTTCACGGGCGGCGGCGGCGACTCCGGCGGCGGCGGCGATTCGGGGACCTTCTGATGCCTACCCGCCGCGTGTCGTCGACGTCTTCGGACGGGCGCCGATCGACGCCCGTCCAGGGCGCCGCTTGCCCGCGGCCATCCGCTTCCGACGCCGGTCCGGGCCTGTCCTGGGCCGGCGTCCTTTCCCTGGCCCTGGCGCTCGCCCTGGTCGTCTTAGCGGCCATTGCGTCGTCTGGCTGGACTAACATCGTCGGGGAATCCCGAACCGATCTGACGGGCGCGGAGGCGCAATGAAAGCGATTTGGAAATTCTCGCTAGAAGCGAAGGATTCGGAAGGGCCTTTCGTCGACGTCAAGATGCCACGGGGCGCCCATCCGTACTTCGTCGGACTTCAGGGCGCCGGCCTGTTCGTATGGGCGATGGTCGACACCGAAGCGCCGCTGGAAACGGTCCGGTTCGCCGTCGTCGGGACCGGCCGGGAATGGCCGGAAGGCTTTCACGGGATCGGCGCCGTGATCGACGGACCTTACGTCTGGCATGTCGCCGTCGAATGGGCGAAGCCGTCGGCAATGAGGCTTTTGTGAGCCTGAAGGACGTCGCCGAAGCCGCAGCCGCGGGCCTGTACCGTCGCGAAGTCGCCCGGACGAAATTCCGGAACGTGAAGGTGACGGTCGACGGGATCACGTTCGATTCGAAATGGGAAGCGGCGCGCTGGTCGCAGCTGCGCCTGGAAGAAAAGGCCGGGACGATCCGGCGCCTGATTCGTCAGCGACCGTTCGCGATCACGGTCAACGATTTTCCGGTCTGCACCTACGTCGCCGATTTCGTATACGAACGGGAAGTCCCGTTCGCGTCCGGCGCGTCCTGGCAGACGATCGTCGAGGACGCGAAGGGGATGCGGACCGAAATGTACCGGCTGAAGAAGAAGCTGATGCGCGCGGTCCTGGGCGTTGAGATTCTCGAAACACGCGCGCGAAAGAAATCCGACTGACCACGCGCAGCAGGGCGCACGAACAAGCGAAAGGGGACACCATGTTTTCGCAAAGATTCCTGGACGCGCTGGAAGCGTTCGTCACCGTCGTCAAGGAAGAGTCTGGACGCGGCCCGCAGGCCGGCGTCCTTCCCGGCCCGGGCATCGGCGATCCGGTCCCGCCGACCGAACCCGTGGTCTGGTACAGGGACACTTCGTCGCCCGTCCCGACGGTCCCGCTGAACGACCTGACGGACGTCGACGCCCTGAAGCGCTACCTGGCGCACGGCTTCCGCGCGAACCTGACGCGCGGCGTCGCGACGCAGGACTGGGACCAGGCGCTGAAGTACGCCGACGGCGTCTTCAACGCGTCGACGCCGCAGGAAGCGAACGCCGCGATGGGGAACGCCGGGAACTTCGATCCGGACACGGCGGTCGAACTGATCCTGGGCGGCGCGACGCAGGGAAGCGCCATGACGGGCGGCGTCACCATCTACGCGCAGCCGATGGGAATGTCGTTCACGGACGCGGCGATTTACCTGATCGCGACGCCCGGAATTCCCGGACCGTCCGGACGGTAAGCTGATGCGTCGGTTCGCGCTCGCCCTGCTGATCCTCGCCGCAGGGCGGGCGCGGGCCTATACGCCATTTCCGACACCGACGAAGTCGGCGACGCCGCTTCCGGTCACGCCGACGCCGACCTTCAAGCCGACGCCCAGTCCGACACCGACCGTCACGCCATCGCCGACGACGTCCGGCCCGACGCCGACGGCGACGTTCACGCCGACACCGTTTCCGCCGACACTCCCGCCGACGCCCGGCGGGCCGCCGACTCCGACACCGACGCCGACGTTCCCGCCCGGCCTGGGGCCGGTCGTCGTCATTCAGTCGACCGGCTTTCGCGTCCGCATCAGGACGCAATGCACGCCGCCGTCGCCGAACTGTCTGCGCGATCCCTGGGCGACGGACCAGTTCGTCGTGAACAACGCCCCGGGCGTGACGATCATTATTCAAGCCGTCCCGTAAACACTTTTTCGGAGGACTTCATGCCCGCTTATCTGACGTCTGTCCCGAACGTCTCGACGCCATGCGTCACGACGAACCCCTGCGCCTGTCCGCCGCCCGGCCCGACCTGGCATTACGTCCCGCTGCAAACGTCGCCGACGACGACGATTTGCTTCCTGGCCGGCGACCCTGGAACCCCGCCGAACGTGACGAGCGGGACCGCGACGCCCGTCCCGGCGCTGTCCACCTGGGCGACCATCGCCGTCGTCTTCGCGCTGGCCCTGATCGGCCTGCGCCGCATCAGGTGACGCGATGCGCGAAGGAATCGAACTGGCGTCCTGGTCCCGCGCCTATCCCGACGGACGGAACACGCGCATCCAGCAGCTGGAAGCCGAACTGACGGCGGCGCTGATCGAACGGCGCGCGGCGATGGCTGAAGTCGTGACGCTGCGCGAACAGCTGGCGCGCGAGAAGGCGCGACGGCGCCCGCATCGGAAAGGGGCGAAGCCGTGAAGCCGTACGCGTACCGGCCGCAGCTGGAAAAAACGATCCCTTACTTCCCGGGCGTCGCCGCGGCGCTGCGCCAGGTGGTCGGCCAGCTGGCGACGATCCGCTACGCGACGGCCGACGAGGACCGCGGCGGATATACCGACCTGGTCGTCCTGGGAACGCCGGACCGCGGCGTCGCGCTTCGCCTGCGCGGCTTCGGGACCGCCGGCGCCGGCTTGCGCTGTTCGTTCGGCCACGAATTCACGATCCGAAGCGCCGTGAAGTATGGCGGCGAAACGGAACTGCACAAGATTCGCCGCGGCGACGGAGCGGACCTGATGTTCTACGGCTGGGTCGATCCGGACCGGCCGCCTGACCTTCTGGAATGGACCGTCGTCGACATGCGCGCGTTTTCCCGTGCGCTGAAGGACGGAACGGTCCGCGGGAAGACGTTCGATAACGGCGACGGTTCGCAAGGGACCGCCTATCGCTTTTCGGACTGTCCCGATGGCGTCGTCCTTCTGCGCTTCCCGGCGCCCGCGCCTGGATGGAAAGCCGGCGAACTTTTCGGCGCGGAAGTGACGCGATGAACGTCTCCGCGCCGCTGTGCGCGAAGTGCGGACCCGCCTACAAGAAGCGGGGTGACGAGATCGCCGCGCTACGCGCCGAGGTGGAGCGACTGAGGAAAAACTTCATGTCGGCTTGTAACGAGTCCGATGGCTTCAAGGCCCGCGCCGACTCGCTGACGGTAGAGCGCGACGGTGCCGTCAGGCGCGGATTGATGATTCTCGACCAGAAGGAACACTTCAGGATCAAGGCCGACGCGCTGGCGGTAGAGGTGGAGCGGCTGACGAAGGCGCTGGAGGAGGCTCCGCACGGGACCGCGCTCAAGCCGTGCGCGGTAGACCACTACGACCCGGAAACCTACATGGACGACCCCGAACCCTGCGACTGCTGGAAGGCCCGCGCGAAGGTGAAGCCATGAGCGAACGCGCGCCGACCGATCCGAACAGTTCGTTCTGTAAACGCTGCGGCGCCGCGATCCGCTGGGTCCTGGCGCTGGACATGGAATCGTTCACGCCGCTTGACCGCGCGCCCGTCGCGTCCGGCCCCTGGTCGATCGAAGACACGCACGCCGGGCCGGCCATCATTCCGCAGCAGCACGCGACCGGCGATCTGTTCGGCCAGCCGCTTCGCTACGTCTCGCATTGGTCAACCTGTAAGGACGCGTCCGAAGTGAAACGCGACGCGGCTGAACCGCGGTTCGAAGGCCGCGGGCCGGGGAGGACACCATGACGGAAACATGCGAAAGATGCAGGGGCGACGGCTGGATCGTCGCGTCCGAACACTCCCAAAAGTGCGACGGCGTCAAGTGCGCGCCCGATTGCCCGATCCCCGTACAGGTGGAGTGTCCCGCGTGCGACGGGACCGGGCGCGTCGAGGGAAGTGCACCATGATCGTTGATCGCTTCGCTGAAGCGGGCCGGGACGAAGCGCCCGGCCTGTACCGGGCGACGGTCGACCTGGAGCGTGCATTCCTGGGCGGATGTATGACGGCCTGCACGGCGCCGACCGAACAGGGAATCCCGGGACTGTCGCCCGGCGCGTTCGTCACGCTGGCTCATGGGATCGTCTGGCGCGCTATCCGCCGGATCATCGCGGCCGACGAAAGTCCGGACCTGACGCGCGTCATTTTCGAACTGGGTCGCGCGAACCTTCTGGTCGAATGCGGAGGCGCCGCTTACGTCGCCGGCCTGCTGGACTCGACCGACTGTTCGCAGCTGAACGTATACGGACGCCTGATCGCTGAAGCGCATCGCGCGCGCGAACGGAAAAAACTATGACGTCGTTTCAGGTCGCGCAGATGCGCGCCGCTTTCTGCAATCGCCAGCCGACGCATGCCCGCGGCTGGTCGCCGATGGAATATCACGACACCAGCGGCTGGGGCGACGGACCGTTCGCCGGCGTCTTCATCGTCCGACGCCGATGGTTCGAAGCTGTTATCGCCGACCTGTACGCCGCGCACGTTTCAAAGCGCAGGCGGACGAAGTGAAGGCGGATCCTACGGAACCAGTCGATCCCGAACTGGAAGAAATCCGGCGCCTGAAGCTGAAGCATCAGGACGCGGTCCGCCAGCTGGAACAGCAGGAACAGGAACAGCTGGGCGCACGCGGGAAAACGCCCGCTGCGGCCTGGCTGGAATTCTCCGACCTTTTCGATCACGCGCTGGCCCTGGGCGAACAGTACGGAACGGGATTCCCGACGGTCGATCGCTACACCGACGGCGGCCTTCCACGCGCGACGATCTGCACGATCCAGGGAAAACCGGGAATCGGGAAAACACTTGTCGCGACGCAGATCGCGCGGGCGTTAGGAAAGCATTGCGCCGTCGCGTGTCTGTTCGCAGACGAAGGTTTGACCGGCGCGCGCATCAGGATCGGCCAGCAGCTGGGCCTGGAACGGACGCGCATGCGCCGGCCGGACGACGTCGCGACGAAAGCGGCGACGCGCGCCCTGGCCGAATCGACGAAATTCTTTCGCTTCCTTCAGCCGCGAACCGCGACGTCGACGATCGAATTCCTCGCCGAAGACTTCGACCGCATCGCGCCGCCCGAACTTCCGCGCGTCTGGCTGATCGACTCGGCCCAGGTCGTGAAGTCCGAAAGGTCGTCGACCGAAGGCCGCCGCATCCAGGTCAGCGACGTCGTCTGGCGCGTGCGCGAACTGGCCGACAAGTACCAGGCGATCGCGCTGCTGGTTTCCCAGGTGAACCGCGGCGCCTATTCCAGCCGCGACAAAACGAAACGCGTCGACGACCTTGCGGCCGGCGCCGAATCGTCAGCGATCGAATACGCGTCGGAACTGATCCTTCATGTCGACGGCGATCCGAAAAAGAAGATCGAGATACGCGCGCCGAAAAACCGTCTCGGTTACGGCGAGACGTTCCAGTTCGCGTGCAGCTGCGACTTCCCGTCCGCCACGTTTCACGAACTGGACGCGGCGACCGTCGAGGAAGCCGAACGGGTCGAACTGGAAAAGAAACGCGGCCTTGATACGGACGCACAAGCGAAAATCATGCTGGACGTAATCAAGCGAAACCCTGGACTGACGACCGGCGCCTGGGAAGAAGCGTCCGGAAAAACGCGGCGCCAGGTCCGTCTCGACGCGCGCGCAAAGCTGCAAGCGGACGGAAAGGTGTTTTTCGAAGGGACGAAAGGAAAATCCCTGGTCTGGTACGCCGGCAATCCCGCGCGATCGGCCAGCGACGATCCGGAAGGTGACGAATGAGCCGGAAGCGTCTTCCCGATCTCGCGCCGGCCGGTTTCTTCCGCTTCACCGACTGGTCGCACGCCCGGGGCGAAGTCTTCGCGACCTGGTCCGAACACTTCCGACTTCGCGGCGTCCATACGGTCCTGGTCGAAGCCAGACACGACGACGGTCGCCTGCGGGTCGCGCTGTTCGTCCAGGGCCGAGAAATCCTCACCGAAGACACCTTCAGGGAACGTCGCAGGCTTGAACGGCGCCTGTCAGCGGCCAAAGCGGGCGTGAAGCCTGGCAATGGGCCGCGGTCGTGACCGATCGGGCGTCCTGGGGCATCGTCGCGAGAAGTCCCGTAAACGTTGAGAAAAGTGTTACGAAAGGTAACATGTCGTTTGTCCAGACCCCGTTCCGGGAACGGGGGGTCCGTTCCGGTCGGGAACGGGGTCAGACGGTATACCCCGTTCCCGGGAACGGTGTCCCCCGTAGGGGGACCACCGGGAACGGGGTACCGGATCCTTCCGGGCGGGGAACCAGGACCGGGGGGGTTCCGCCGGGAACGGTCGTGCGTAGCGCCGCCGCCCGCACAATCTCGATTCAGCGGTCGGCCGTTCCAGGAATTATCGGCCCGATCGCAAAGCGCGAATGGTTGGGCGCGCATCCAGGCCGACGACTTACGCTTCAGCGCGCTTGTAACGTGCTGCAAACAGGCGAGATAAAACCACGTCCCATAATAATCATTATGTTAAACCGCGCAACCGGACGTATATGCAATGGTTTAGCGTAAACAGGGGCGCAAGTCGGCCCGTCTAGGCTTGTGCTGGCATGGACAAGCGCCTGCGCTACGCGTGCACCAGGGGGGAGGCGCATCGGGCCGGCCAGCCGATGAATGCACGCGAATTCGAATCGTTTCTCAACCGATGAAGCGCGCCGGCGCTTACCCCTCACAAACCGGCCCCTTCCGTCCATTACGCACCGCGTAACGCGCCGAACTATTTTCCGCGTGACGTCCGGCGCCGACTTCCCCGACACTTTCCGGCAATGGACGCGACAGTCGAACGCCCGCGGCTTGTTCCGAAGGACCGTGACGAAGCGGTCCGCAAGGCGAAAGACCTGGCGATGCGCGAAGCGGAGCAGGCGGCGACGGTTCTGTCGATTCGCGCTTCGATTCGGGACATGCTGGGGCTTCCGATCGTGTCGCTACGGCGCGAGGACTTGCGCCAGGGCGGCCGTGCGCTGACGGAAACGCAGCGCGTCCTGGGCCTGGCGCTCAGTTCGGACGCGATGCTTCAGCACCTGGTCCGTTTCAGGGCGTCGCGCGGGACCGTCACGGTGTCGGGATACGACGTTTTCGCCGCGATGCTGCTCGATTCGGCGTCGTCGGGGATGAACCGGGTGCAGGCGATGCGGCTGATCGTCGACATGATCGAACCGATTACGCGGACGGTCGACGTCCCGGCCGGCGGCGTGTCGTTCGTCTTCGCCGATTCGCATCGCGAGGAAGCGGCGGAAGCGGTCTGATGGGCGCCGCCGCGGGAAAGCATTCCCGAAACGGCGCGGCCCGTATCGTCCTCCCGCCCCTACACGACGCGCAGCGGGTCGTCTTCGACGATCGGTCGCGCTTTCGGGTCGTCTTCGCCGGGCGCCGCTGGGGAAAAACGGAACTGGGCGTCGACGAAATCATCCGCGGCGCCTGCGAACGTCCCGGAATTTACTGGTGGGTCGGGCTGACCTGGCGGTCCGCTTCGATGAAGCGGGCCTGGCGCCTGCTGAAGCGGCGGTTTCAGGGGATCGCCGAGATTCGCGAAGCGGATCGCGAGATCCAGCTGGCGAACGGTTCGGAAATATGGCTGCGGACCGCGGAGGCGCCGGACAGCCTGTCGGGCGAAGGTGTCGCCGGCGTCGTGATCGACGAATTTACGATGATGGCCGAAAACGTCTGGACCGAACACGTTCGCGCGACCCTCGCGGACGTTCAGGGCTGGGCGCTTTTCACGGGCGTCCCGAAAGGGAAAAACTGGGGCTGGCGCGCCTTCACGAAGGGACAGAACCGCGAAGACGGCTGGAATTCCTGGCAGCTTCCGACGTCGACGAACCCGTTCATCCGCGCGTCGGAAGTCGCCGCGGCGAAAGCGGACTTGCCGCAGCGGATGTTCGAACAGGAATGGCTCGCGGCCGTGATCGCGGACGCGGGCGGCGTCTTCCGCGGCGTCCTGGACTGCGCGACGTCGACCCGTCTAGAGCGTGGCGTCCCGGGAAGGTCGTACGTTTTCGGCGTCGACTTCGGCAAGGCGCACGACTTCACCGTCATTACCGTCTTCGACGTCGAAGCGCAGGCGATGGTCGAGATGGATCGGTTTAACAAGATCGACTACGTCGTCCAGCGCGATCGTCTGATGGCGCTTTATGAACGGTTCAAGCCGTCGCTGATCGTCGCCGAAGCGAACTCCATCGGCGTTCCGAATATCGAAGTCCTTCAGCGCGAGGGATTGCCGATTCAGCCGTTCACGACGACCGGCCCGTCGAAGACGCTCGCGGTCGACGCGCTCGCGGGCGCCTTCGAACGTCGCGAACTGTCGATCCTTCCCGATCCGATTCTGGTGAACGAACTGCAAGCGTACGAAGCCGAACGCCTTCCGTCCGGATCGTTCCGCTACAACGCGCCCGACGGCGTTCACGACGACACGGTCGTTTCGACGTTCCTCGCCTGGCACGCGATCAAGGGAAACGCCAGCGGCGTCGCCGGCTGGTTCCAGGCGGTCGAACGTCACCACGCGAAGCTGGCGGCAAAGGAACAGGCGGTCGCATGAAGAGAAAATCTCGCGGTCCATATCGGCGAAAGACGATCCCGCGTTCCCTGGTGACGACCGTCGACGGCCTTCCGTCTTCGCCGCGGGTCGCGTCGATCCGCATGGCCGGCGGCGCGATGCTGACGAACGTCCCGGTCCCAGCTGACGCCGTCGCGCTGATGGTGAACGGCCATCGCGTCGAGATTCCCGGCGACGCGCCGGCGCTCGACCCGTCGGTCCAGCTGTTCCTTTACGGAATCGCGATCACGCCGGCGAAGGCGGCCAGCTGATGGCCGGCCGCTTCCAGCAGTCGCGCGACGACGGGACTTACCGGCCCGGCAATTCCGCGACCATGCCGCGGATGGCCGGCCAGGGCGGCGTGTTCATTCCCGCCGAACTGGTCGCCGCCATGTCGTCGTTCAATTACGGCGGCCAGGGGACCGGGCCGGCCGTCCTGTTCGGCGCCGACAACAAGCCGCTCGGCTTCGAAGACTTCCGTTCGCCGATCGACGGCGGCCCGGGCGGGCCGCTGGCGCCGCGCTTCCCGGATCCGACGTTCCCGCCGCGCGAATACCAGTTCAGTCCCGGCTTTAACCTGATCCCGACGCCGCGCGGCGAAGGTGACGCGACGCGTTTTCCGGAACTGCGCGCCCTGGTCGCCGCGTGTCCCTACGTTCGGATAGCGATTTCGCATCGGAAGAAACAGATTCGCGCGATGAACTGGGACGTCGCGCCGATCGACACGAAGACGCCCGCGGCGAAAAAGGAATTTCAGAAGGACATTGACCGCGTGAAGACGTTCCTCATGAAGCCGAATCGCCTGGATAACCTTCGATTCGGCGAATTCATGCAGCAGGCGGTCGAAGAAATCTACACGACCGATGCGCTGACGTTCTGGAAACATCCGACGCTGGACGGGAAGGAACTTCATTCGCTCGTTCAGATCGACGGCGCGACGATAAAACCCGTGATCGACGTCTACGGACATATCGCCGGCTTTCAGCAGATCCTCTACGGCTACCCGACGACGCAGTATCGGACGCGTCCGACGATGGTTCGCGACGTCGACGAACTCGACGGCAGGATCCTCTACCTGGTTTCGACGCCGGTCGTCGACTCCGTTTACGGTTCGCCCGTCGCGGAGGAAATCCGGCCCGTGATCGACCTGGCGATCCGTCGCTGGTCGAAGCAGCTGGCGTGGTACACGACCGGCACGGTCCCGGAAGCGACGATGGAGTATCCGGCGCCGACGGTCGAAGTCCTTCAGCGCGCGCAGGCGTACTTCGACCAGCTTTACAACGACGAGACACGCGCGCGCGTCCGGCTCCTCCCGCCGGGTGCGAATCTGCACCAGTCGAAGCCGTTTCAATACACGAAGGACGAAGAAGAAGCGCTGATTTCGATGGTCTGCGCCTTCATGGGCGTCCCGCGTTCCATCTTCGTCGCCCAGGTGAACAAGGCGACGGCCGAAACGCAGCGCGACGAAGCGCAGGACGTCGGTTTCCGGCCGCTGAAAACCTTCACGAAGGACTGGCTGGACGACCTGATCCAGAACGACCTGAACGCGCCGGACCTGGAATTCGTATGGGTCGACACCATCAGCGGGTCCGAATGGGAAATGGCGCAGGCGCAGGCGCTTTACGTCTCGTCCGGGATTATGTCGGTCGACGAAGTCCGGGCCGAAAAGGGGATGGACCCGCTTCCGGAAGGGACGCCGGCGCCCGACGCGGTCGTTCACGCCGGCACGCCGCCGGCCGCAGGCGTCGTTCAGCCGACCCCTGGCGCGAAGCCGGGCGAGGAACGGCCTGTCCAGCCTGGATCGCCGGCGCCGGTCGCAGCGGCCCCGCCAGCGCCGAAGGCGCCGACGGCGGCGAAGGCCGAACTCGCGGCCTGGGAAAAGTTCGCGCGCCGGCGCGTCGAGAAGGGGAAGCACGCCGCCGCGTTCGAAGCTGTCGCCATCCCGAAGGACGTCGCGGACGCGATCGCCCGGGGCCTGAAAAATGCCAGCACCGACGACGACGTCCGCGCCGTCTTCGTGACCGCGCGTCACGAACCTTCCGCGATGCAGGCGGTCGCATGAGGGCCGCGGACTGTCGCATCGGCGAACCCGTCCCGCTTTCGGAGGACCCGGACGCGCCGGTCCGCCAGACGCTGCACCTTTCGCCGGAAGCCGCGCTGAAAATTTCCGACGCCTTGCGGATGTACGTCGCCCAGGCCGAAGCGAAGCGCGGACGCTGGGTCGAACTGAACATCATCGGCCTGCGGCTGATACCCGCGGGGATGGAAAACCTAGTGATAAGGGGGAACGCGTGAGGAAACTTGCCTGGTTCATCGCCGTCATTCTCGCCGTCTGTTCGGCGCCGGCCTTCGCCCAGCAGCTGCCGGGCGCGATCCCGTTTTCGTGCTTCGTCGAAAACGTTTCGGCGGCGACGCAATGCCAGGTCCCGACGGCGTCGCCGTTCCGAATCTATGTGACCGGCTTCGTTCTGTCCGACGAAGTCGCGACGGCGCAGTCGCTGACGCTCCTGGCCGGGACGGGCGCCGCCTGCGGGACGAACACGATCAAGCTGACGCACGCGATCGCGCTTCCGACGGCCGTCGGGTCCGTCGTAAACGGCGGCGGGATTCTCCTGGTCGTTCCGACCGGGAACGCCGTCTGCGTTTCGCCTTCCGCGGCGACCGCCTTCGGCGCGACGCTGACGGGATACATCGCGCCCTGAATTCAGTAACGGAGGAACTATGACGACCTGGGAAGAAGTCGAACATGTCGAAACCGGGACCGAAATGCGCGTGACGACCGCCGACGGATTCGTTCACGGGATCGTTTTCGAGAAAAACGCGGCGAATCGGTCGATCACCTTCCATTCGCAGGGCCGCGCGCCAGGCGGAAGGCCGGACGAAGCCGAAACGACGACGATCGAACGGATCGTCGTGTTCCCGCTGGACGTCCCGCGCGACGTCCCGAAAGGCGACAAGTGATTCTGGCGGGCCTTCGCGGGGTCGTCGTTCGGGCAAAGCGGCGCGCAATCCTCCCGCGCCGTGGCGGCGTTCCCGCGATTTTTCTGTCGTACCCGCTGAAGCGCGCCTGGGTCGCGCTGGCCGTCGCGCAGGCGCTGGCGCTCGGCTGCACGACGGCCGCGGGCCGCGAAGCCAACAGCGTCGCGTCGTCGCAGAACGATTACGACTTCGTCGAAGCGCGCTTCGCGGACAGCTGTAAGGCGTCGACGCCGGACTGTTCGGTCCTGAAGGGCGCGCTGGATACCTGGCTGGTCGACCTTCACCGGCGTTCGTTCATCGCGCCAGGCGTCGCGCGCACGGGACCGACGCCGCTACACGACGCGGCCCTGGCGGCCGACGAAAAGGCCGCGCTCAAGGCCGCGGCGAAGGTGTACCCGTGACGCCCGCGGAACTTCTCGCGGCCGTCGAAGCGCTCGCGAAGGCCGGGTCCGCCGGCCTGGACTTCTGGCTGAAACTGGCCGGCACGGCGACCGAACAGGTGAAAAATAACCTCGTCCATGACGGCTTTCTGAAACCCGCGCCCGACATGGGCGCACCTATTCAAAAGGGGGAGTGAATCATGTCGAATATCGGCCAGGTTCTGACGGCGATCGTTTCGGCGGCGCCCGATCTCGTCTCGCTGGAAATCGAAATCGAGCGGGCGCTGGCGGACCTGAAGGCGTCGCCGAAGCATCCCAGCGACTACATGCGCTTCGCGGCGGCGCAACTGCTCGCGGCGGCGCCGACCGCCGACAAGCTGGCGCCGATTTTCGAACCCGCTTCCGCGGCGCCGACGCCGTAGAAAATCCCGTGAAGCCGATGGACATGCGCGTCGACCTTCACGTTTTTTTCCATAACGAGGACGACCGACTCGAAAAAATTCTGAAAGGAATCGGAACCATGAGCGTACAGATCGACAATCTGAAAGCGAAGGTCGACACCCTGAAGACGGCCGTCGAGGGCCTGGTCACGCTGACGAACTCGCTGAAGAAACAGCTGGACGACCTGGTCGCCGGCGGATCGCTGTCGCCGGCGGACACGGCGACGGTCCAGGGAATGTCCGACGAAGCCGACGTGACCCTGAAGGAAATCACCGACGCCGTCGCGGCCGATACGCCGCCCGCGCCATGATCGAAGCGCTGGTCGCCTTCGTCCTGGCCGTCCTGATCCTCGCCGTCTTTCACGGGCCGGCCTGGGCGGTCACGCTCGGCGCGTACGGCGGCCTGGGCTTCGCGCTGTACGTCCTGATCCTCGTCCTGGAATGGCTGATCGGGAAGCTGAAAGGAAGCTGACACGATGGAAACCGCGGCGGCCGTCTGGCAGGACGTTCAGACCTTTTTCGTCCTGCATCCCGTGTTCTGCTGGTCGTTCGTCGCGGTAATCCTCGTTAACAACGCGGTCCGCGTGACCTGGCGCGACTTCACGACGCGCCCGAAGGCGGCGCGTTTCCTGGTCGCGATCACGGATCCGATCGCCGGAAACTTCTGGCGCCTGACGCTATGGTCGGCCGACAAGGTCGGCATAAAACTTCAGGCGCCAGACTCGACCGACACCGTCTCGCCGCAGGCCGTCGCCGACGCCGTGAAGCGGGACGCCGTCGCCGTCCAGGAAGTCGCGAACATCGCGAAAAAGTCGGCGGCGCCGTGAGCGGCGAGCATCGCCGGGCCGACGACACGGGGGCGCTCGCCCGTCCGCTCGCGCGCGTCGTCAGCGTGAAGCAGCTGGCCGCGATCGTCGGCCTTCTGCTCGCGGTCGTGACGCTGATTCAAACCCTGGGGCTGAAATTCGTCGCGGATTCCTACATCGACCAGCGGATCCGCGTTCATAACATCGACGCCAGGGCGCACGAAGGAGCGATCGCCGCGGCTGTTCAGGACGGCGATCGGGTACACCTTCAGCTGGAAACCCTACGGCGCGACCTTGCCGAAGCGACGAAGACGATGAACGACACGAACCAGCGGCTGGCGCGGCTGGAAGGCGTTCTATCGGAAACGCGTCGGCGATGATTTCGCTTCGGTCGCCGAAGGCTCCGCAGGGATTTTTCGCATCGCCGACCGGACTTCCCGGGAACAGCGGTTCGGTCAATTCCCCGTGGGACCTTCAGACGGCGCTGAACGGCGGATCGTCCGGACAAATCACGCCCGGGTCGTCGCTATGGGTCCGCGGCGGGACGTATAACGGCCTGTATGTCGCCCTGACGAACGGAACGCAGACGCAGCCGATCCGCGTCAAGGCGTATCCGGGCGAACGCGTCACGATCGACGGCTACGTCACGACGACGCTGGGCGGAACGATAAACAGCGCCGTGACGTCGATCCCGATGCCGCAGCTGAACGTCCCTGACGGGACCGTGATCGACGTCGACTCCGAAGCGATCCGGCTCCATTCGTATTCGGCCGGGAATTACGTCGGCGTCGACCGCGGCTGGAACGGAACGACGGCGGCCGGTCACACGGCCGGCGCGACGATCTACACCGAATCGGGACAATGCCTTTCGCTGCAAGGGACCTGGACGCAGGCGTGGTACATCGAAACGACCGTGTCCGTCTCGCGCTATGCGAACCGCGTGAACCCGCAGGCCGGATCAAATCCCTTCGGGCGCATCGCGGGAAGCATCGACATTCAGGGGACCGGGAACCAGGCGATCATCTGCTGGCTGCACGACTGCGCCGACGGCGGAACGACCGCGAACATCGTCGCGGATAACTTCAGCTTCATCGGCTGCATTTCGTACTACAACGGCTGGGACGCGTCGGACCGCGGCCACGGTCACAATTTCTACATTCACAACGACAATCCCCTAACCAGCGCGGCGAACCTGATCGCCTGCATTTCGCTCGCGGCGTTCGACCTGGGCGCCCAGGTGTTCACGGGCGGATCCGTCCTGGGGAACGTGACGCTGGACGGCTTTATCAGCGCGCAGGCCGGAATGATTTCCAGCTTCGGCGCGCAGCTGTCGCTACTGATGGGCCTGGATCCTGGCCCGCTGACGGCGTCGACGCTGAAAAATTCGGCGATCTATTCGAACAGCGCGGTCGGCGACGGCGTGTCCGTCGGGTATGCCGGCGGGACGACCGACGGCTTCACGCTGACGAACAATTACGCCGCGTCGCAGTCGGCCGCGTGCATCGTGAAGCCGGCATTCACGAACCTTACGACCTTCGGGAATACCTGGGTCGGTCCCTCGAGCGCGCCGAATCCGGCCAGCGGGACGTTCCTTTCCTGGAAGCCGGTCAGCGGGAAGGTGTTCGTCGTGACGCCCGTCCCGGTCGAGACGGGCCGCGCGCATATCGCCGTCTTCAACTGGGACCAGTCGGCGACGGTCGACCTTGACCTGTCGACGACCCTGCGCCCTGGCGATCCGTACGTCATTCGGAACGCCTGGAACTATTTCGGGACGCCGCTGGCGAAGGGAACCTACACGGGCGCGCCCGTCACCGTGAACGCGTCGGGCCTGACGATCGCCGCGCCCGTCGGCCTGTCGGCGCCGGCCGAAACCGGACCGGAATTCAACGTCTATGTCGTAGCAAAGGCTTAAGCGATGGGCTGGACTTTCAAACAGGGCGCGATCACGACGCCGGCCGCGAACGTCTCGTCGACGACGATCGCCGCGACGTTTCCGGGCGCCGTAACGCCCGGGAGTCTCCTGGTCGCCTTCGTGACGTCGGACGACAACAACAACCCGACCGCGATGGGCGACAGCGTGAACGGCGCGAACGCCTGGTCCGTCGCATGTCCGCGAAGCGCCGCGACGCTCGGCGTCCTGGGGACGATGTATTACTTCGACGGGTCGGCCGCCGGGACGCCGACCGTCACCGTGACGTTCAGCGTGTCGGCGTCGAACCGATCCATCGTCATCCAGGAATGGACCGGCCAGCTGGCGTCGCCGCTCGACCAGTCGTCGTCGAACGCGACGACCACGGCGACGACGACGCCGACGACCGGCGCGCCTGGCCTGCCGGCCGCCGACGGCGAACTGTTCCTGTCCGGCCTTTACGTCACGAACGACACCGTGACGATTTCCGCCGGATCGAATCTTTCGTTCACGGTCCGGGAATCACAAAGCGATTCGTTTTCGAATTCCGCGGCGATGGAATCGGCGGTCCAGACGACGGCCGCCGCGACCGCCGCCGACTGGTCGCTGTCGTCCGCGTTCAGTTACGTCGCGTGTCTGGCGACATTCAAGGTCGCCAGCGGCACGACGCCCGCGCAGCAGTACCCGGCGATCGGTTCCGCGACCGCGTCCGGCGGAATCGTCGGCGTAAACCACCTAAGGACCTGAAAAATGCCTGTCGAAATCATGGACCGGAAGCGACGTTTTCAGCGACTGGACGTCACGCCGTTCGAAGTCGTCCCGACGCCGGGCCTTCCCTGGACGAACTACGGACAGGAATGGTGCGCGCCGTGCGACCAGGTCGTCGACGTTCAGACGCTCGCCGTGTCGAAGGGAGGGCTTTATCTCTACAAGCGAATCTGTCGGCGCTGCGGAAAAGTATTAATGCGCGGGATTTACGAAAAGAATCAGGGGACACTTCCGAACGTAGCTCACGAATGGATCAACGAAACCGGGAAGGACAGGAGCAAATAAATCATGGCGAAATACGGCGGTCATACTCTCGCATTCGCGACGACGACGGCGCAGAAGACAGCTATTAAGCTGACGTCGATCACGAAATTTCCCTGGGAAATCGTCGAACTGGGGATGTACGGCGCCGGCTCCGTCGCCGCAGCCGACATTCAGCACCAGGCGTCTTTCGCGTTCCTGACGGCGACGACGGCCGGCACGCCCGGATCCTCGCCGACGCCGGAGCGCTTTTCGCAGCGGTCGCCGGCGGCAAGTTCGACGATGGGCGTCGCGTACTCCGCGGAACCGACGACGTACGGGACGGTCTTCCCCGTGCAGTTCAGCTTCAACCAGCGCGGCGGAATGCGCTGGGCGGTTCCGCAGGGCGAAGGGCTCGCGGACACGTTCGAACAGACGCAGATGCACGGCGGACTCCGCGTCCTGTCGTCTGCGGTCGGCGCGATCGACGCGATGATCGCCTGGTGGGAAACCTAGAAACCTGATCCATGTCGGACTTCATCGTCAGTCCGCGATTTGACCGGCCGCCGCCCGTGGGCGGCTGGTTCAAATCCGCGCTCGGTTCGGCGCTATTCGAAGCGCCGCTGGCCGTCGCGTTCCTCGCGGCGACGCTGAACTGTTCGTATGCGCCGCCCGCCCGGGCGGCCCTGGACGTCCGACGCGTCACGGCGCCGGACCAGGGCTGGCTTCAGGTCCAGCCGTTCAATCCCGCGCTGGTCGTCCCGGCCGTCGCGCAGGCGACGACGTCGACCTATCGCCCGTCGCGCGTCTTCATGGCCGGCGTCGGCCGCGTCACGGCGATGGACGGCGGCGGCACGGGCGCCTGGGATCCTTCGCTGTCCGTCGGGACCTTCGCCGAAGCGCGGAACGCGCCGCAGCCGTGGCCCGGCGCGCGCCTTCGACTCGGAACGCACGACACCGCGCCGGCCTTCACCTGGCTTCAGGTCCCGGACGCGCTATTCAACGCGCCGAACGGCGTCGCATCCAGGGACGCCAGGCGGAACAATTCCTTCGCGGTCCCGGCCGATCCGGTTTACCGCGCGCTGTTCGACGACACGACGCCGAACACCGACTGGATTTCGTCCGCGGCGACGTCGTTCGACCCGCGGTTTTTCCAGGGCTTCCCGCCGGACCGCGTGCCGGACGCGCGGCCGGGATTCAGACTCGGAACGCACGACACCGCGCCGGCGTTTTCCTGGCTTCAGGCGCCGGACGTTCTGTTCGACGACATTGGGATCGAGGACGCGGCCTGGAACTGTTACGTCCCGCCGGCCCGCGCGGTCCTTCGGAACGGGATCCACGACACGGCGCCTTCGCTCGCCTGGATTTACGCCGGCGCCGTAGCACCGACCTTCAATCCGGCCCTGGCGGTCCCGGTCGTTTCGCAGGCGACGATCGCTTCCTACCGGCCGTCGCGGATCGTCGTCGGCGGCGTCGGGCGCACGACTCCGGGCGGGACAGGCGGAACAGGCGTCCCGCCGTGGGATCCGTCGCTGACGGTCGGACCCGAAACGGAACAGATTCTGGCGCCGCAGCCGTGGGCGCCGGCGAAACTGACCGGCCTTCACCTGACGGCGCCGGCCTTCGGCTGGCTTCAGGCGAAACTGGCGACGTACCCGCCCGGCCAGGACCTAGTCCGCAGCTATCTCCCGGCGACGCGCGCGGTCCTGGACGTCCGCCAGACGTCGCCCGAATTCGGTTGGATTTATGCGACGCAGATCATCGTCCTTCCGCCGTTCGTCCCGGACGCGATCCGGAACGCTTACCGATCGGCCGACCGCGCCGTCCTTCGTCCGGGCCTTCACGACACGGCGCCCGAACCGGCCTGGATTTTCTCGGCGCTTCCGGTCGTCCCGCCGCCGACGTTTCCGCCGGCCGCGCTGATCGTCAGAAATTCTTATTCGCCGAACGCCCGCGGCGTCCTTCGCCTGGGCGTTCACGACACGACCGCCGAAGCGGCCTGGATCGAATACGCCGCGGCGCAGCCGCAGCCGGTCCCGCCGCCGACGACGCGTCCGATCGAAGCGCCGCGGCGGCGTCCGGTCGGTCCGGGAATCCCGCTTCCGCTCGGGATGCTCAAGTATGGGAAATGGGGGAAACGATGAAGCGTTTTTCGACCTGGCTGTTCGCTGCGCTCGCCTTCGCCGCGCCGGCGTTCGCGCAGTCGCCGCCCGTCTGCGTCGTGTCCGGCCAGGTCCTGAACGGCGGATCGCAGCCGATCGTCGGGACGCAAGTCCGCTTCCGCGTCATTTCGCCCGTCCTGGCGACCACGGGCGCCGCGCTCGCGACGCAGGACCTGACGACCGTCACCGACGCGTCGGGGAACTGGTCGCTGACGCTCGTCCAGGGCCTGAACGCCCAGGTCGACATTCCGGCCGTCGGGATCGCGAAAGACACCGTCATTCCGACGGGCGCGCAATGTCCCGCGACCTTCGCGGCGCTTACGCTTTTCAACCGCGGCACGCTGACGCCGGCGACGATCCTGTCGACGACGGGTCCCAGCATGGGCGGCGACCTTACCGGCTCCTCGCCGAACCCGACGGTCGTCGGTCTTCGCGGTCAGATCCTCGCCGCCGGCGCCTGCACGAACGGCCAGGCGCGCGTCTACAACGCCGGGACGACGTCTTTCACCTGTCAGAACGTGATCGGCGGCGGCGTGACGTCGATCACGGCCGGGACCGGGATCACCGTCGGCGGGACCGCGTCCGTCCCGATCGTCGGGATCGCGGCGGCCGGCGTGACCGCGACGCAGCTGGGCGCCGGCGCCGCGGCGACGAACCTGGGCGCGGCCGGCGGCGCCCTGACCGGGACCTATCCTTCGCCGACCCTCGCGGGCGGCGTCGCGGCCGCGAACCTGGGCGCCGCAGGGGGCGACCTGTCCGGGACGTACCCTTCGCCGTCCGTCGCCACGGTCGGGGCGCAGACGGCCGCGACGGTCGCAGCTGGGGCCGTCCTGGCGAACGCCGCGACGGCGGCGAACACGCCGTCGACCATCGTCCGGCGCGACGGGTCGGGGAACTTCGTCATTGGGACGATCACGGGCGCCCTGACCGGGAATGCCGCGACCGCGACGGCCATTTCTGGCAGCTTCACGGGCGACATTTCGAACGTCGCAAACGCCATGACGGTAACGGGCCTTCGTGGCCGGCCGGTCGGGAACACGGCGCCATCGGCGAACCAGGTGCTGTCCTGGACCGGCTCGCAATGGGACGCCGCGTCCGCGGTCGGGACCGTGACGTCCGTCGCCGCGTCGGGCGGCGGAACCGGCATGTCGTTCAGCGGTTCGCCGATCGTCGGCGCCGGGACGCTGACGCTTCAGGGCGTTCTGAACGTCGCGAACGGCGGGACCGGCGCCGCTTCGGCGAACGCCGGCTTCAATACGCTGTCCCCGATGAACACGGTCGGCGACCTGATTTTCGAAGGCGCCGGTCCGATCGCCGCGCGCCTGGCCGGAAACGCCGGCGCGACGAAACAGTTTCTTAGCTCGACCGGATCGGCCGGCCTGGCGACGCCGCCCGTCTGGACCGCGCTGGTGTCGGGCGACATTCCGAATAACGGCGCGAACACTTCCGGCACGGCCGCCGGCCTTTCCGCGACGCTGGTCGTCGGGTCGGGCGGAACCGGCCAGACGACGGCCGCCGCCGCGTTCAACGCCCTGGCGCCGACGACGACGCTGGGCGACACCATTTATGCGAACGGCGCCGGCACGAATACGCGCCTGGCCGGCAACATCACGACGACGAAAAACTTCCAGGTGCAGACGGGAAACGGCGCCGTGTCCGCGGCGCCGGCCTGGGGAACGATCGTGTCGGGCGACCTTCCCGCGTCGATCGCGGCGAACACTTCCGGGACCGCGGCCGGCCTGTCGTCGACGCTGGTCGTCGCATCGGGAGGAACGGGCGCGACGACGCTGACGGGCGTCCTTCACGGGAACGGCGTCGGCGCCGTCACGGGCGCGCCGGCGTCGCTGACCGCCGACGTTTCGGGAATCCTTCCGATCGCGAACGGCGGGACGGCGCAGGCGACTGCGACGGCGGCCTTCAATGGCTTGATGCCGCTGACGACGCTGGGCGATACGCTTTACGCGTCCGGCGCAAACACCGCGGCGCGACTCGCCGGGAACACGGCGGCCACGAAACAGTTCTATTCGGAAACGGGAAACGGCGTGACGTCCGCGGCGCCGGCCTGGGGCCTGCTGGTCGCCGGCGACATTCCGAACCTTCCCGCGTCGATCCTGACGTCCGGCACGGTCGCGACGGCGCAGCTTCCTTCCCTGGCCGGCGACGTCACGGGGACGATCGTCGCGAACACGGTCGGGAAGATTCAGGGGAACACGGTCCTGTCCGGCACGCCGACGAACCTTCAGGTCCTTCAATGGATCACGGCGAACAGCCGCTGGGAACCGACGACGCTTCCGGGCGGCGGCGTGACCAGCGTTAACGGGTCCGGCGGATCGACCGGCCTGACGCTCACGGGCGGCGGGACCGGCGCCGTCACGCTGACGCTCGGCGGGACGCTCGCGATCGCGAACGGCGGAACGAACGCGACGACGGCGAACGGCGCCTTCAATGCGCTGTCACCCATGACGACGCTGGGGGACGTCATTTTCGGCGGCGCCGCCGGCGTCGGGACCAGGCTCGCCGGGAACACGACGACGACGCCGACCTTCCTGCGATCGACCGGCGCGGCCGGCCTTGCGACTGCGCCGACGTTTTCCCAGGTGAACGCCGGGACGGACCTGGCCGGCGTGCTACCGACCGCGAACGGCGGAACGAACGCGTCGTCCTGGACGACAGGATCCGTCCCGTATCTTTCGAACGCGACGACCTTCGCGCAGGACAATGGAAATTTCTTTTGGGACGGAACGAATCATCGACTGGGCCTGGGAACGGCCGCGCCGACCGCGAAGCTGCACGTTCACGACACGGCGGCGACGACGGCCGTCATTCTGGAAGGGAACAGCGGGACGGGCCGGATCCTCGACATGACGGGCGCCGACCGCACCTGGTCCTGGGTCCAGGGCGGGTCGCTGTCGTGCGCGACATGCTTCGGACTTCGGGACGGATTTGTTAACACGGTCCGATTCCTTTTCGACGGATCGGGGAACTTCGGCCTGGGATCGCTGGCGCCGGACTCGCCGCTGACGGTCAGTTCGAACGTGTCCGCGCTGCGGGCGCCGTCCGCGTCGACGATGGTCCACCTGGTTCAGCAGGACGCAAACGGCGCGCGCATCGGGCTTGATTCGTATGGCGCGACGGCCGGCGCGATCGAATTCCGCCAGGCGGCCGGAACGAACGCGACTCCGACCGGCGTCACGACGGGCGCAGCGCTCGGCGCGTACGGCGCGAAGGGTTACGGCGCGACAGGATACGCCGCGGCGCTCCGCGGCCAGCTGCTGATTTCGTCCGACGAAGCCGGGAACTGGACCGACACGGTCCAGGGGACGCGTCTCGGATTTTTCACGACGCCGGCCGGCGGGATCGCGACGGCCGAAACGATGCGCCTGACGGGCGCGGGCCTGCTGGGGATCGGAACGACGGCGCCCGATTCGCTCCTGACGATGAGTTCGAACGTCTCGATCCCGCGGGCGCCGACCGCGGCGACGCTGCTGCACCTGATCGGGACGGACAGCGTCGGCGCGCGCATCGGGATCGACGCTTACGGTTCGGTCGCGGCCCTGGAATTCCGCCAGGCGGGCGGATCGAACGCGATCCCGACAGCGACGGCGACGAACACGACGCTAGGGAACGTCGGCGCGAAGGGTTACGGCGCGACAGGATATTCGTCGGCGGTCCGCGCGCAGCAGCTGTTCGCATCCGACGAAGCCGGAAGCTGGACCGACGCGGCGCAGGGAACGCGAATCACCTGGGCGACGACGCTGGACGGCTCGACGACCCTGGCCGAAGGGATGCGCCTGGACAACGCCGGGCACCTGGGGATCGGAACGACGGCGCCGGAAGTGACGCTGGACCAGGCCGGCGGCCATCAGTTCCGCGGCGGTACGTCGCCCGGCGTGTCGTCGTCGAACAACGCGCGGCTTTACTACGACCTGGCCGCACAACAGCTGAAGATTTCGCAGAACGGCGGCGCGTACATCAATCTCCTGGGCGCCGGCGCCGTGTCCGGAAGCGGGACGACCGACCAGATCACGCTATGGTCTGGCGGGACGTCCGTCACGGGGAACGCGCTTTTCGTCCGGACCAGCGGAAGCGGCTTCGTCGGAATTAATACGGGATCGCCCGGTCAGTTCCTGGACGTAAACGGAACGGCCAGGCTGGAACCCGTCGCGTCGACGGCGTCGTCGAACGGCGACACCTGGACCGATTCGACGCAGAAGTCGCTTATGTCCTTCCAGGCCGGCGCGACGCAGGCCGAAGTAGGAACGCTGTTCACGCAGACGAACACCGTCACCTATTCGAACAGCGCCGCCGAACTGACGATCATGGGGACCGGCGTCGGGACGAAGACGCTACCGGCGAACTTTTGGGTGCCAGGGAAAACGGTAAAGCTGGAAGTGTGGGGATACATCCCTACATCGACGGCCGGGACGCCTGTCTATACCTGGAAGGTGAAATTCGGGACCGTTACCATTCCGGCCGGCGCGACGATCGGCGACCAGCCGGGCGCTGGGAATCCCTGGAAGCTGGAATTTCTAATGACTTGTCGGACGACGGGCGCCGGCGGCACGGTGTTCGGACAAGGGAAGCTGGAAATCGGAAACGTCGGGTCGCGATATTTCCCGATGATCGCAGTCGGCGCAATTGATACGACTATCACCGGCCTTATCGACGTCACGATCCAGGCCGGAAGCGCCGTCGCGACGGACTCGGTCGCATCAACGAACGCGGCCATCCGCGTTCTGAACTAACGGAAGGGAACGAAAAATGAGAAACGACGTCTTCGTGCCGACCGCCTTCGAAGCGACGGCCGACGGGATCGACAGCGGGAACCAGGTCGTCGAACGGAACCTGTCGGTCCGCGGAACGATCGCGGCCGGCCGCGCCATCCAGGCTTCCGGCGGCGTCGCGGCGGGCGCTTCGGACCTGACGGGCGCCGGCGTCGCGGTTCCTGGCGCGAACGGCGAATCCATCCGCATCAGTTCCCTTACGGAACTGGTGACGATCGCCGCGGCGGCGTCGTCGACGACCGTCGCCTTCCTGCTGCCGGCGAATTCGATCATCCGCGGCGTCGTCGGACGCGTCGTCGTCGCGATCCCGACCGCTGCGACCTTCACCGTCGGCGATGCGACGACCGCGGGACGGTTCGCGACGGCCGTCGCCGTCGCGATCAATACGACGTTCGTCGGCACGATCCAGGCGGACCAGACGGGCGCGCCCGGACCGCGCCAGGCCGCCGCCGCTCAAATCGTAATCACGCCGAACCTGACGCCCGGGACAGCGGTCGGGCGCGTTCGGCTGACCGTCTATTTCGAGACGTACACGCCGCCGACGGCATAAGGGGAAAGAAATGCGTTTCGCTTTTCCGATTTCAAAGTTCGAGAAACAGGCGGACGGAAGTCTGAAGATTTCCGGGATCGCGACGGACGAAACCCTGGACAGCCAGGGCGACGTTCTGGACTTCAAGGGATCGGTCGCCGCGTTCGGGAAATGGCGCGGGAACGTCCGCGAAGCGCACGACCCGCGGAAGCCGGTCGGGAAGCGGCTGAACGTCACCTTCGACGACGTCGCGAAAGCGATCACGGTCGAAGCGTTCATTTCGGCCGGCGCGCCCGACACGATCCAGAAGATCCAGGACGGGATCCTTCAGTCGTTCAGCGTCGGCGGAACGAACCCGCGAAAGGCCGTCGCCGAGAAGGTCGGCGACAAGATGGCCCGGCGCGTCCTGGAATGGGACATGACGGAACTGTCCGTCGTCGACGTCGGCGCGAACCCGAACGCGAATATCGAACTGGTGAAGGCGGACGGCGTCGCGACCGACGTTCTGGCCGTCGACGAACTGGCGGAAGCGACGGACCGCTTCGCGAAGGCGCTGCTGAAGGAACTTCATAAGGGCGCCGCCAGGAACGTCCCGGCCGCCGCGGTCGAACCGATCGGCGCCGGGAACATGTCGATCGACGAAAACGAAAAGGACCCGCTGTTCGCCGAAGCGGACCAGGGCGGGACGGGGACCGGCGACACGACCATGACGGGCGCGATGGCGCCCGCCGGCGACGTCCCGGACAAGCTGGCCGCCGACCCGACGCCGGCGCAGTCCGCCGCGCCGGCGGTCGCTGCGGCCGGCGTCGAGGAGAAGGGCGCCGCGCCCGGGACCGCCGGCGCGAACCAGGCCGTCGCGCCGTCCGCCAGCGTCCCGGCGTCGCCGGCGGTCGCCTTCCCGGCGGCCCAGGCGGTCGCAGGCGGCCAGACCGGCAAACCCGCGGCGAGTCAGTCGACCGCGCCCGTGAACCCGCCTGCGGCCGGCGTCGAGCCTGCTGGGGCCGCTCCTGGGACTTCCGGCCCGCAGTCGATCCAGCCGGCCGCGGCGACCGCCGCGGCGATCGCCGGCCAGGTCGGCGACCCGACGATGCCGAAGGATCCGGACGGGGCGGACGGGATCGAAGGCGTCGCAGCCGCAGGCGGAAGCGACACCGAAGACGACATGATCGCAGGGACGAAAAAGCCGGATCCGGTCCGCGGGACGCCCGTCGCGGCGCCGATGGGCGCGGTCCAGGGACACGGCGGCAAGGCCGCGGACGCGCCGCTGACGAAGGCGAAATGCGCGAAATGCATGAAGGTCCATAAGGACGGCGTCGAAGCCTGTCAGAAGGACGACCTGGCCGCGGCGCAGAAGGACGGGATGGAAGCGTCGGCGAAAAGCGTCCCGGCACCCTACCCGACGTCGAACCCGAACTGTCCCTGCTGCGACGGCTCCTCGCCGACGAAATGCACGGGAAGCGACGGCTGCTGTGCGCTGTGCCGGAACCAGTCCGAATGTCAGATGGCGCTCGCGGTCCTTCCGAACGCGCTGCCGGCGTCGCCGACGGTGAAGCCGACGAAGGCGACCGACGCGGACCTTCGGAAGCGGCGCGCGGCCGTCCGGGCGCTGGTGACGAAATACCTTTGGGGCGGCGAAGAAAACGACATTGCGGACGCCGCGGCGATTCTCGGTCGCCTGCGCGACCTGTACGCGTCCGAATCCGCGGAGGACGACGAAGGGTCGGCCCAGCTGGAACTTCTGGCGACGGCCTTCGCCGCCATCCAGCGCTTCGCGAGTTTGGAATCCGACGAACTGGGCGACGACCCGACCGCCGACGCGCAGGGCGCGCCGCCCGATACGTCGGCCGTTCCCGAATCGAAGGACGCCGGCGGGATGGCGCTCGCGCTGGATCCGAAATTCACGAAAGCGCTTATGCCGCGCGTCCTGAACGCGTACGCCCGAAAGATCGCGCAAAGCTACGCTCCGGCGACGACGCCGGAACTTTTCAAGGTGAACCACGGGGACCAGCTGGCGGAAGGAATCGGCAAGGGTCTGTCTGAAACGCACGCGCTGATCGCAAAGGCGCAGGCCGAAACCAGGGGCTTCGTTGAAGCCGGTTTCAAGGGCCTGGGCGAGACGATCGGGAAGCTGGCGAAGACGGCCGCCGTTCCGATGCCGCTGCGAACCGTCCCGGCCGCAGCAGGGACCGGGGGAACTTCAACGGCCGCGGTCGCGCAGCTGGAAGCTGCCGGCAATGGCATCAGCGATCCCGAACTCCGCGCGAAATGGAACCAGGCGCTGAACATCGCGAAGGCGATCGGGTAGGAAAAAACGACCATGAACATCAACGGCATTCTGCGCGAATTCGGGCTGACGACGCCCGACGCGATCGCCGCGTTCACTTCCGAATTCCGGAAGGCGATCGGCGGCGAATACGGTTATGTCGACATGACGGGCCGTCGCTTTCAGAAGGACGGTATCCAGAAGGACGCGACGAACCAGATCGGCGTCGCGACGCCGCTCGGCCTTCTCGGCGTTCCGCTGGAAGCGCCTGCGAAGCTCGTCTACGCCGTCCCGACGCCCCTTCGGAACCGACTCCCGCGTGAAGTCTCGGGCGGCGCGTCGATCACGTTCCGGAAGATCACGGCGATCAACAGCACGAACGTGTGGGGATCGGTCGCGGAAGCCACGGACTCGACGACGGGCCGGAACAGCCGCATCGCCTACAACGAAGCGAACATCACCTACAACTTCAAGACGATCGAAGCCGAGACGATGCTGACGCCCGAAGCGCTTTTCGGGTCGAACAGCAACATTACGCCCGGCCAGGACTTCCAGGCGGAAGACGTCGCGCGGCTGACGCTCCTGCACGCGACGATGCTGGTCGAAGAGAAGATGCTCCTGGGCGGAAACGTCACGGCGCTGGGCGTCGTCGCGCTTCCGGTCATTTCGCCGACGGCGGTCGGCCTGGCGACGGGACTCGGTTCGCTGACGGCCGCGACGGGATATTTCATCCGCGTCTCGGCGCTGACGCTTCAGGGACAGCTGGCCGGTTCGACCGGATCCGGCGGCGTCGACGCGAAGGGCGAGACGAACGCCACGAACGAAATGTCGCGCACGACGGCCGCGGGCGGCCAGACGGGCGACAAGTCGATCAACGCGACCTGGACGCCCGTGAAGGGCGCGGTCGCCTATAACGTGTTTTTCGGGACGACGACCGGAAACGCGAACTGTAAGTATGTCGGGACCGTGACCGCGGCCTGCGTCACGATCCTTTCGACGACGACCATCGCGGCGACGTACAACAGCGGCATTACGGCCGCGACGGACGTCCATTCGAACAACGTCGGAAACGCCGCCGACCAGACGGCGAACGCGCTCGACTACGACGGCCTGATCGCGCAATGCACGAAGGCCGCGTTCGGTCCCGGCTACGTCCAGACGTTCACCGACGGCCAGACGCTGACGGGCGATTCGACCGGCGGCGTGAACGAATACGACACGGCGTTCAAGGCGTTCTATGACATTTACAAGATCGGCCCGGACGAAGTGTGGGTGAACACGGCGCAGAAGAAAAAGACGGACCAGATTTCGACGGGGTCCAGCGCGCCGGTCTACCGGATCGACGTCCAGGCGGGGAACCTGAACATCGCCGGTTCGCTCGGCGTCCGTTCGGTTATGAACCGCTACATGGGGAAAGAAACGCCCGTGACGGTTCATCCGTTCCTTCCGGCGGGGACGGTCCTGTTCGTGTCGTACGGACTCGGTCCGTACTACGCGGGCGCGAACATCGGCGACAACATCAAGGTCTGGCTGGGCTGGGATTACCGTTCGATCACGTTCGGTCTGGCGAAGCGCGCCGTCGAAATGGGGATGGACCTGAACGGCGCCCTGGTCGTGTACGGGAACTTCGCGCTGGGCGGCCTTCAGGGCCTGTCCTAGAACTTTCTCATCCGGTCGGGCGGCGGCGGGGCCGCCCGGCCTTTTCCCGTGAAGGGGCGAACGGAAACCGATGGCCGACTTCGACTGGAATGGACGGATCACGGCCTATCTGCAAAAGACGGGGACGCCGACCGGCGGCGCGTCGGAAATCATCGCCGCGCTGGGCGGCGCGTGCCAGGTCGCCGCTGAACGGATGATCGGGCGCACGCTGGAAACGCGGGACTATTCGGAACTGTATACGGGGACCTGGAAGGAAGTTCTGTTCCTTCAGCACGACCCGATTGTGAAACTGGCGGCCGTGACGGAATTCGGGAACCCGCTGACGATCCAGGACCCGACCGTCGGCGCGACGTATCCGCCCGGCGAAGTCGCGCTGAACATGACGGCCGACGGCCTGATTCGAACGAACGGGCGCACCTGGGACGGCTCGATCGTCTATGGATACCTGGTCAGCTATTCGGCCGGCCTTTCCGACTTCGTGACGGACGTCCCGCCGGACGACCTTATGTTCGCCGTGACGTACTGGGCGGCGCAGCTGTTCCGGCGCCGCGATCGGCTGGGCGAAACGGCCATGATGATCGCCGGTCAAACGGCGACCTTCGGCGCGGAGGACGTCCCGGCCGTGACGCACGCAATCCTCGCGAACTATCGCAGGGCGTTCCTTCCATGCTGAAGCTGAACGTCGACCTGGCGCCGCTGATGGCCGCGATCGAACGCTTCCGGCAATTCGCGACGCGCCTGAAGCCGCATCTTCGGAAGGCGATGGGCGACTCCGTCGGCCTGGTCCAGAAGGGCGCGACCGAACGCGTCCATATCCTTTCGGGCGCGCTCGCGCGGTCGATCACGACGTCCGTCAAGGCGAACGCCCGCGGCGGCTTCACGGGCCGCGTCGAATCGAAAAAAGACTATGCCGGGATCGAGGAACACGGCTTTATCGGGACGGAAAACGTCAAGGCGTACGCGCGCCGCCTTCGCGGCGGCGACGTTCGCGAACATCGGAAGCTGGTCGCGTCCGGCCTGGGTTACGTTCGCGCGCACACGCGCCAGGTGAACCGGCCGGCCCATCCGTTCCTGGGGCCGTCGCTGGACGCCGCGGCCGACGGGGTCCAGGGCTTTCACGCCGACGCGGTCCAGGCGACGATCGACGAGGGCGCATGAGCGACAAGCGCGAACAGCTGCTGGCGCGCCTTCAGGCGACGATCGCGACGGTCGCGCCCGGCGTGACGTTCAGCTACCCGTTCGCGAATGTCGGCGACGCGCTGACGCCGCGCGTCTGCGAAACCGACCTGGCCGGCCGCGTCTATTCGAAGGTCCGCGCGATGATGCGGACCTTCGAATAG